CGGCGTGCCCTTACAAGTGCGAACGTGCTGCACGATCGCAAGTCTTTTCTGTCGTGCGATCATCGGATTATCCCGCGGTCTCGCCGTAGTCGAAGAGGAAATTCGCTCCGGGAACGAAGGGCTCGCCCCGGTAGTTCATGGCGTTGTTGTAGATGACCGTGCACGTGTCGATCGTCTTGTCGCATCCAGACACGAGTTGCACGGTGTCGCCTAGCGCGATTGGGTAGGGCGTGGGAAGGTACAGCTGAACGATGAAGGTGGGGACGCTGTCCACCTCGATCGTGCCTGAGTTGGCGATCTCCACCGCGTAGCCCTTGTTGGCGCCGCCGGTGAAGGTACACATGCCGAAGGTGTACGAGGTTTGCTGGCCGGTCGTCGGGTTGATCACCGGAGGCGCCCCCGGGGAGAAGGCAGTGTTGGCGGTGATCAGGGGCGAGACTACTTCGGTCTCGACGATGAAGGGGGCCACGCTCGTCACCTGGCCGCCGGGCGCCGTGCAGCGAGCGTCACAGAAGTCGGCCCGGCAGGTAGGCGTGAACACTTCTACGAAGCTCTGGGTGAGTGCGTAGCTCAGGCCGCGGATCTCGGCTATGTAGACGCCGTCCTCGGTACGGATCTCGCCCAGGTAGGCGCCAGGCAAGATAATCGTTCCATAGGTGAGGAAATCCGCGTCAGTCGGGACCGCCAGGAAGACCCTGATCGTGGCTCCATCGTACTTGCCGGCGCGGATGTCTTCGTCGGTGATTGCGTCGCTCTCGATGATGGAGGTGATCTCCATCGCCGGGACCGACAGGTCGACACGCTGTTGGAGCGCGGAGCGACTGCCGCCGGGAGGCGCCTGGAAGAGGACGCCGGCAAAGGGGCCGACGTTGTTGCTCCAATCGGTAAAGCCGATCTGTACGCCGTCCTGGCGCGTCACCAGCCAGAACGTGGCCAATGCGGGGATAGCGTCGCCGCTTATCAGCGCCTGCATCGCTGCGGAGATCGCGCGCATATCACCACCAGGTCTTTCTGCCGTCGCGCAGGCCGCCCAGCAGCCAACCTCCGATGCCGCCGATCGCGAGCGCCGGGAAGAAGCCGATAGCGACCAGGGACCATATTTGGTGTATCGCGTAAAGGACGTTGGGTATATTTGGTGTGATCGTCACTGGCCTGGTATCCGCAGCTCGATCAGCGGAATGCCTTTCCAGCCAGCGGCCGTCGGAAGGTCCATGCTGATTTCAGGGGTGTCGGTATCGAACCGTACGGGAACATGAAACTGTCCGGTCCACGTGTAGATATCGCCCGGTCCTTCGGGCGGGTCGCCTGCTCCGAGGGTGATGACGCCCGTCGTGTAGTCGATCGAGCCCCCCGTCCCGAGCGTATGGGGAGTTCCGTTGAGGAAGAGTTGGATCGTGCCGGGGACGGGCTTGCTGATCAGGCGCAGGTTCACCCACGGGTCGCCGGTGATGATGTCGACCTGGGCGTACAGCTTGGCGAGCTGCAGTTGGATCGATGCGTTGAACGTCACGGTGCCCCCGCCGCCGTCCGTGTAGTCGGACCAGTCTTGGAACCGGAACCCGAGGGTCTTGCCGGCAGCCAGGCGGTGGAAGGTGATCAGCTGAGCCCACTCCGCAGCTGTGCGCAGGTTGTGCCCCACGGTCCACTTGCCGCGCGAGTAGCCCCACAACTGTTGGCGGTACTCATTGCCGCCGTCAGTCACGACGACGCGGGTCGACCAGCCGGTGCCGCCGATCGCGCCAAGAGACACGTTGGTGGGGAACAAGATCTCCATGAAGTTCGGAGTGGACATCAGCCGTTCCTCTGGGCTCGCATCTGTGCCGAGTAGGCCGCCTGGGCGGTCATATCAGCAGAGGCGCGGAAGCTATTGGCATCCGGGGTGTAGATGTTCTGGTGGATAGTCACCGGGTTGCCGCCGCCCGCGCCTGTTGCTACCGCCGGGGGCGGCGATGGTGTCGGGCCAGGCACCCTTGCGTATGTGGGTGGCAGTTCATTTGAAGCAAGGCCGCCGCTATGGTAACGCTGCACGCGGCCACCAGTGTGCATCACCACCATGCTGGAGCCCGAGTAGTCGTCGCCGGCTCCCCCGCTAATGTCGCCGCCCGTGCTAGACACCTGAGTGCCTGCCGGGTTCCAGAGATTGCCGCCATTCCATTTGCTCCCCCAGGAGCTATAGTCTGAGCCCGTCGAATTGTCAGACCCTTTGGCCCAGTCCGGGAGCAGGCCGGAGAGGCCGTTCTTATCGACCTGGCCCATGAGCCCGGCGCCGGCGCTGTCCGCTTTCATGAATAGGGACGCGAACATGGCGTTGCCGGGGTTCTGCGTGCCGCGGGTCGTACCCGGTCCCGGACCCGACTGTGTGGCGCCACCTCCGAGGCTCGGTCCTGAGCCCCAGTTCGTCGCGGCCGCCTGGTCGTCGTGCTGCAGCATGGTGTTCAAGTCGGCCGAGACGCTGCCACCGTCGTCGAAGACGGGAAGGCCATAGCGATACACGCGGCCTCCTCCGTGATACTTGCCGTATAGGGCCACGCTGCCCGCCATAGCACCGGCGCCGTAGCGCGCGGTGTTGTAGAGTGCACCGATCTGACCGGCCGTTGCCATGGACGGCAGGCCGGCTGCCGAGGGCACGACGCCCATCGCTGCCGCGCGCCCGCTGACCGCTGCTTCGACGCCCGCACCGGCGCCCGCCGCGAACGCGCCGCGCACGAGGCCGACGAGGCCGCCCCCGCCGCCCGCCATGATCATCTCCCCGACGGGGCCCGCAGACGCGTTGACCCCTTCCATGGGGATGCCGGCCGACGCCGGCGCCAAGCCGCGGAAGTTCTGTGTCAGGTCGCTAGGACCACCCGGGAACATCCTGTCGAACGCCGCAGTCTGGGTGCGGCTGAGCACGGTCTCACCTGTCTGCAGGATAGCCGGCACCTCGTCGGCCGCGAGACCGCCGATATCGGTGTCACCATCATGGTAGATCCGGCCACCCGTGTGATGGGTCTGGATGATGCCCCCCGAGCCGCCCTCTTCGCCCAAGCCCGAGGCAGGGGCATCGGGGTCTGAGGCGCCCCCTCCGGTACCGTTTTCCTCGTCTTCGCGGACGCTCTTCTCGCCGCGGGTCTCGAACCATTTGGACATCCAGCCTCCGACCAGGCTCTTCGGGCCACCGAACAGGTCAGCCTCCCAGTTGCTGTCCATGCCGCCGGCGTTATTGATCAAGCTGCCGAGGCCGCTGAAGCCGCCGATGTTATTGGCGATCCCCGTGTTAGAGGGCACGCTGCTGGCCTGGTTGCCGAGCCCTGTGGGGCCGCCTGGCGTATTGCCGCCGCCGCCGCCGAACATACCGCCGAGAGCCTTGCCCATAGCGTCGAAGGAGGTGAGACCGCTCGTGCCGATGTTGAAGTTGAACCCGCGCCCGGCCGCGATGTTGTCGGCCAGTGTGTTCAACGGCTGCTTGACGAACATGTTGAGGCCGATCTGGCTGATCTGCTTGCCGACGTCTTCCATGGCGTACCGGAAGCCGTGAGCCTGCCCGATACCCTTGGTGAGCCCGTCAACGATGTCGCCGACCCCCTGCTTCATACTAGACGCCATCGTGTTCGAGGCGTCAAGGATCGCCTGCTGGTAGTCCTGCGCCGACTTCGCTGCCGCGGCCATCTGGGTAGCCTGAGCCTGCGCCTGGTCGGGGTCCATGCCCGATGCGATCAGCTGGGCGCGTACAGGCTCGGAGGACTGCTGCAGCTGCATCGCGCCCGTGCCGCCGGTCACCAGGGCGTTCGTGGCGCGGCCGGTCGCCGCCTGGGTGTCCTCGAACTGCTTGACGATCTGCGCGCGTTGTCCGGCCTCGGTGACGGCGCGCTCCTGCGTCACCTGGGCGGCCACGGCGTCGTTGAGCTTTTTCAGTAGCTCGGGACTGAGGCTGAGATAGCTGTTGGCGTTCTTGGTGCTCTCGGACAGGATCTTGATCTGATCGTCGAGGCGCGCCTGCGCGTCACTGCCCTCAAGGATCTTCGCCGGCCGCTGGATCTCCAACTGCAGGATTGCATCTTGCGCGGCATTGGCTTGCTGCGCAGCGTGCGCCGTATCGGTCAGGGAGCGCGTCAGGGCGTCTGTAGCCGCGGTGGCCTGCTGCTCGGCGGTCCCGGTGGGGTTGGCTCCGTAGGCCTGCGCACGTGCCTGAGCGGTCAGCCACGAGGCACTACCGGGGACGGCCAGAGACGCCGCCGGAGCACCCGCACGCAAGCCATAGTGCATCGTGTCGGCGACCCCCGAGGTGCCGTTCGTGAGCATCGAGTTGCCCCAGTAGAACTCGTTGTTGAACTGAGGATAGGCCGATTGTTGGTAAGCGGTCGCGCCCGCGAAGAGCTGACCGTACATGCCTGTGGGGTCGCCTCCACGGTTCGGTATCGGCCCGTTCGGGCCCGTGATCCGCACGTCCATTGCATTGGCGCTATAATGGTCGCTACCTGGAACGTGGCCTTTGGTAGCGTAGCCCTCGTTGCCGGTTACCGTGTAGCCAGGGGGCAGCGTCAACGCTCCGTGCGCGAGCAGATCGGAAATGATCGTCTCGTTGCCGGTCGTCAGGTCAGGGTTCTTGCCTGGCGTCGGCTGTATAGCCATTGCACCGCCCCCGAGGATACCCTGCTGGGTCTGGGAGATGCTATGCGCTCGCGCGGCCGCGGCGGCCTGGTCGTTCTGCTGCGAGGTGGTCGCGGAGGCCAGTGCTTGGTCGTAGGACTGGTTCAGCTTGGCGATCTCGTCCCATTGGCCTGCCGCGGCGAAGGCGTTGTACTTCGTGTTGTAGTCCATGCCGTTCATGACTTCGGTGCTCAACTGCACCTTCTGCATGGCTAGCGGGTTGCCGCCGGCCGCCGCGAGCGCGCCGCTCTGCCCCGCGCGCACCTGCTGCTTCATCACAAACTCGGACGTCTGCTTGTCCATCTCGGAGATGTCGAGGTTAAGGAGCTTCAAGGCTCGTGAGGCTTCCTCCGCGGCCGTTCCTACTCCGTTCTCGACTTCCTTCATGGCCGCAAATTTCGCAGTCAAGGCGCCGACGGCACCGCCGCCCTGCGCATACGCGTCCGCGAGCGCCTTGTTCTGCGCGATCTGCTCGTCGGTCGTACGGTTGGCGTTCCCGCCCATGGCCGAGGCTCGGTCGGAGAAGTATTTGTCGATGCGGTCCTGTTGATCCTGGGGCAAGCTCTGGCCGAAGGGCAGCTGGCCTCGCGACTGCATGGCTTCGGCGATGTTCAAGCCGGCGGTCGCGGCCGCGCGGTCCTGTGGCAGGAGCTTCAGAATGTCGTTCTGGTGCTCCATGTTCTCGCCGAAGGTGCCCACCTCGTCCGCGGTGCGCCGCAAGCGCGCCGTGAAGAAGGCCATGGCGTCGTCGATGTCTTTCTGCACCGCCGCGCGGTTGGCCTCCGGCGTATGGGCCAGGATATCCTCGCCCGTCCGCTGGGTCGCCGCGATCCTGGCCTGCAGCCCCTGCTCGGTAAACCGGCCGATCGACGCGTTGAAGTTCTCCAACTCCTGCGTTACCGCGACGGGCATCGGCGCCTCGGGACGGTTGTCCGCGGCGTGATCTACCGCCCATTCCGCGGGCTTTACGATGCCAAAAGGCAGCACGGCCCCTACATCGGTCTGCAGTTGAGCGCCGATGTTGGCTATGCGCTTTTGAAACCAAGTCCCGAAGCTCTGGTCCATGGTGTTATTCATGTCCTGGAGCTTCAGGTTCTGAGAGACGGCCGCATAGTCGGCGTTGTTGTACTCCCCGCCCGTTCTGATCGCATTCTGCGAAGGTAGCAGCCCCCACAGGGTTGTCTTTGCGTTTAGCTGCGCGGCGGTCGCCTGGTCCTGAAGGCGCGAGTTGGCCGCCGTCAGGTCCGCAACGCGCTCGGCTTGGCGCTGTTCAAGGGCGCCCTGGCTACCAGGGATCGGGTTCAGGCGCGCCGCGGTCGTCAGGGTCAGCATTCCCGGATCGATCCCGAACTGCATGGCTGCAGACGTCTTAGCCCAGCCGTCGCGCGTCTGGGACAGCTGGGTCACGAACTCGCGCAGCGCCAGGTTGGCGTCCTTGGTCGTAATGCCGTACTCTTGCAGGGTGCGCCGCTGGTACTCGGCCGCCTCGCCCATGTCGGACAAAGCGTGCTGCATCTTGACGACCATGTCGGCGCCGGACGCGCCGCCCACGCCCGCCTGTTCGCCGGTCGCCATACCGCGCAGGAGGGTATCAGCGGGGGTCGCGTTGCGCGCGGAGAGCTGTTGGATCGACTGCAGCATCGCTTGCATCTGCGGCTGCAGGTAGCTTTGCAGGACGGGGAACAAGGAGCCGACCAACTCGCCGGCGAGGGCGGTGGTCGAACTCGACCCGGAAGCCGACGGCGCGAGGGGCGCCAGGTATCCGGTGATGCCGCCCGAGCCGCGGGTTATCTGGTTGAGGGTCTGGATCTTCGCCGCCAGCTGGTCGAGGGTCGTCGCCATCTGCTGGTACGACTGGGTCATCGCGTTGACTTGAGCCGTGCCCTGCGACGTCACCTCCTGCTGTTTGCGGCCGAACACGTCGTAAGCCAAGGTGGCAGCATTGATGCCGGCCGACAGCTTGGTCAGGGTCGAGATATGGTCGTCGATAGCCTGCGTGCCCTGGCGCTGCGCCTGGACGCTCTGCACGAGCAACGCGTTCATCTCGCGCTGCTGCTGCAGCATCGCCTGCATCGACCGATTGAGCTGGTCGAAAGACGAGGCGTGCTTGTTCTGCGCGTCTGCAGATTGCTGGGTGTTCTGGGTGAGCTGCGTCAGGTATTGGTTCGCCTGCGCCATCTGCGCAGTGTCGATCCGAAACCTCAGCGTAGCGAAATCTTCGTCGGCCATACCTTACCCCATGGGCCAGATCGTCGGGGGCGGCTGGTCATCATCGTTATATGGGGACTTGGGCCGCGGTTTGGGGTGCTTCTTGCGTTCTTCCTTAGCCTTGCGCTCCTGTTCGGTGAGCACGTCCCATGCCCAGCCACAGAACAGGATGCCGGCGGCGAGAACGAGCACCCAGAACACCGACTGATCGGCATGGGGCACCAGTGCGTAAGGGAAGGGGTTAGGTGGCATCGTTGCCCGTTACCTGCTTGCGGTGAGCCGTGAGCCACGCCGTATCGAGGAGGCGGATGAGCCTCACTTCCCATGGCTCCAGCTGGAAACCGCGAAGCTGGCACCAGGCCCAGATCGATAGGCTGCTTATCGGCAGCGGGAAACCGCCATCAGCATAGATGCGATCAACGCTGGAGATCTCAAGGAACCATCCCCACAAACGCTCAAGGCCCGGGGGAATTTCCTCCGGGTTGCGCAGTTTTTCGGCATAGGTGGGACGGTGGGCGGCGGCAAGTTCGAGCTGGGACCGCAGGGTATGGCCCTCGACTATCCGGTCCAGCTCGAACTCGTGTTTGGCGTAACCTAGCAGTTGCTGGGTCACGCGTTCATAAAATTTGCCTCGGAGGCGATGAACTCCAGCGCGTCGCGGCGCCAGCGGACGTTCCGGTCATCGGACCAGAAGGCGCGGGCGTTCTCCGGGGTGTAGGGGAACGGTTTGCCGTCGAGCACCTTGAAGGTCCAGCCCATCGTCAGACCGACCAACGTCTCGGTTCCCTCGGCCTCGTTGCCCTCGACCGTAGTCTCGAACTTACCCTGCTTGCGGGCGGTTTCGAGGCGGCGGTTGCCGGCAGCGCGATCAGCCATGAGCCCTGCGCGTGAATTGCGGGCACGGAGGGTGATGGTGACCGGCTTGTTGTCTTCGTCGTAGAGCAGGTTGCCGGAGGGTCCGGTCAACTGCATGGGGGCTCCGGCGTCCATCAACGTGGCGCGCTGGCTACCGAGATCGAAAGGGGTCTTGGGGGTGGGCACCTCGAAGGTGCCTGTATCTTCGGCCATGGTCGGGTTCCTTGCGTCGGGGAGGGACTAAGTGAGGGCGGGCCGCCCCGACAACGGCCCGCCCTCTTCGCCCCTGTGGCTTCGCGGGGTCAGTCCGCGTTGCCGGGGGTAGCTTAACTCAGGGTGCTGTCCTGCATGATCAGGGTGGAATTATCGTACTCGGTCCCCGAGCCCCCGGCGGTTTCCTTCAACGCCTGGAAGCTGTAGGTGCCGATAATGGCCTTCGGGCCGTCGTCCTTGGTCACCGAATTGAGCTTGATCTGGTTCATGCGGAACGACAGGAAGTCCGAATTGGCCAGGCCCGGCGACACCGTCTGAACGAGCAGCAGATCCACGAGGGTCTCGTTGATCGCGACGTTGAAGAAGGTCTCGTCGTAGAACAGGATGCTCAGCGTGCCCGAGATGTCGATGATGCCCGGGTACACGAAGTTCACGAACGGCGTGCCGATGACCGGGTCGACCGTGTGGCCGCCCATGATATTCATCTGCATGCTCGTGATCAGCCCGAGATCCAGGTCGTCAACCCGGATGGTGCCCGACACGCCGGTCAACGCTTGCGTGGTATCCGCGGCCTGCGCCTCGGTGAAATACTCGCCCGTTCCGGTCGTGTAGGCCGAACCCATGAAAGTAGCGTCGATGGTCGACAGGCCTGACGGCGTGAAGGCCAGTCGCGCCTCGGAGACCTTGTTGCCCGTGTACAGCTCGTAGACGCTCTGGTCCGCGAAATACTGTTCCAGGGTGAAGCTCGGATCGAGCAGGGTACCCGACGCGAACGGGTCAGGGGTCGACAGCTTGGCGCCGACCACGGAAATGAGCAGGGTGGACGTGGAGGCGTCCGATCCCGCCGCCAGCGCTTCAAGGCTGGCATTGATCAGCGCGGCGTCGGCGGTCGAAGTCGGCGTGCGGCTGACGGTCATCACGGTGGCCGTGAGGCCCAGAATGCGGTAGTTGCGGTTGTTGTTCGCGGTGACGGTCGAGTTGGTGATACGGACGATGTCGCCCCACTTGAACCCGTCGGTCAGGAACGAACCGGATGCGCGGGTGATCGTCGCCGGCACGGGGCCGGTGAAGTTCGCCGCGACGTAGGTGACGGTGATCGCATGCAGACCGGAGCCGGTCGTCGCGCCGGCGGTCCATGCGCCCGCGAGCAGAGACGCGAAGATGTCCTGGTAGCTCTCGGGCGACAGCTCGCCACGAAGGGTACCGCGCACCTGCTGCGTGCCGTGCCGGAACGTCACGAGCTGGCGGTCGGGCCGGATCTCGGCCGACTTGAAGGTCGCGATGTTCGGGGCGATGTCGCAGGTGACACGCCGCAGGATGTAAGCGCCCGCATCGGACGCGGTCGGAGCGACGCCGTACGTGCTCTCCGCGTCGATGCGTAGCTGTTTGAAAATGCCAGAAGCTGCCGGTGCGGCCATCGTGATCTCCTATGCCGTTGGCTTACGACTGCTCAACGGGATGGGGGTCCGCGGACGGGGGCGCGGGCGTTAGGACTTCGGGTTCGGGTTCGGGTTGCTTGACAGGCTCGGCCACGGGCTCCAGGGTGCCCTGCGCCACGAGACCGGCGACCTCCACGCCCCAGCCCTCCAGGTCCATGCCGCGCACGTGCTCCCCCGCCTTGAGTTGGCGGAGGGGCTTGCCGACGGAGACAGGGCGGAGTACGGTGTAGTCGGTCATCACGAGGCCTCGAAAGAGTACCACGGGAACTGGCAGGGCGCTCGGACCCAGCCCTCCTGAGTGATCAGGGGCATAGGGGTAGGGGCGTCGAAGTTTACCTGTTGCCCGTCGCTACCTGTCAATGTGGTGCCCCGAGGGAACAACGCCAAGAGCCGCGTCTGTAATTGGGTGGCGATCGGCCGCCCCGCGTCTTGGGGTATGACCGCTTCGATCTGGTAGATACCCTTGTGCTCCGCGACATACCCGCCTGGCGCGAAGCCCTTGTCGCGGCCGAGCGTCAAGGCTCGCCGCGTGTACGCGATCATCTGCGACACGATATAGGGTGCGCCGGCGACCGGCACCACCGTCACGTTCATGACGGCTACCACCCCTTGGAACGTGCCGCCTCCGGCCGTACCGAAGGTCTCCAGCTGGGCGTCGATCGCGTCGTAAATGCTCTCGATGCTCATCCCGAGTACCCCTCGACCGCGTGCTCGTATTGGTCGATCGCATGCATCTTCGCGACGTCCAGCTCCGACATGAGCATGACGGTGGACGGGACGTTGATGCGCCGGGTCGGGCAGTAGTAGGGTTCGGGCGGCACGAGGGTTACCGGATCGCACTCGCCCGACGGCTCGGTTGTGCGGAACGAGTAGTTCGATACCCAGTGATCCTGGCAAAGGAGGTTAAGTTTCGACACGCCCCCGGCGCCTATGCTCTCGTTGGGCTCGCCGAAGACGATCCGATAGAGTGACGTGCTCGGGAAGTCAAGGCGACACATGCCGGTCGCGATCGTCGCGCGCGCGGCGCCGAGGCTATGGCCGGTGAAGTAGATCACGTTACCCTGAATGTGCTTCTTGATCTCCGACCAGGCGGCTTCCATCCCCATCATGAAACCCGCGTGCACCCACCCGAGTTGGGGGTGACTGATGAAAGGGTGCTCAGGGACGGCCAAGAAGTCGCGCGCCCAGTCTTCGACCACGTCGTGGACGCTGTTGGTCTTGCTGAAGGTCTCGGACCCGCGGAAGACGACCCAGGTCAACCTGTCGTAGTTGACAACGGCCCACCAGACCCCCTCCGTCTCCGCTTGCGCTACATAGGGCCACGCGCCGAAGTTCGGCATGTAGGATTGTGCGCACAGTTGTGCCGCGTCGGTCCAAATGGTCATGACAGATCCTCGATTACCTTTTTGGCGATCTCAGGAGTTTCAACCATCGTCTGCTCGACCATGTGAGCACCAGACTGGTGGTAGTAACGTCCCAGACTATCCTTCCCAACAAACCCCGAGTTGACGCGCCGCGCGTACACAGCGTCGTTGACGATCTCGATATGATCGTCGTCAATGCTCTCCACATGCCACCGAGCCCTCATGTTACCCGTCACGACAGGGGTCAATTCCTTCAGTCGGGTAACCTCGGCTTCCCCGAGGGCGCGCTTGAACGTCTCCACGTTGCCACGAACCTTGGCGACCCACTTCGAGACGTCTACCTCAAAATCGTCCATCACCAAGCCTCCCCGCCGAGCCCGCAGTCTCCGTCACACTCACGCCCCCTGGCCTGGCAGAAGTCGCAGAGGCCGACATCGATCGCCGCCTTCGGCTTGGCGGTCGGTTGAACCGGATCTGGGGGTGCCTGGGTCGGCGACGAGCGGCCGAGACCCAGCTCGTCCATGCGAGCGCGGATGACAGCGTAGTCGTCGACCACGAACTCAGGCTTCGAGTATGTTGGCATCTTCGTCTCTCTGTCGAAAATAGCGGTCGAAATCCCGTTCCATGGCGGGCTTGTTGCCCGCCAGCTCGATCACGCCCCAGCGGTTGCGCCGCAGATCAGTAATCGGGTTGAACTTGTGGCGGATCAGGATATCCCACCGCTCGTGGTACAGGCGCTTGTCCTTGGCGCCGTGGAAGTGATGCTCCAGTGTGCCAGGGACGTAGCTGATCGACCCCTTCACGACCGAATAGGCCCTCTCACACCAGGTACGGATCGCTGCCTGGTATTCGGGGGTCGTTTCGCCATGGATGGACAACTCAGACTTACCGACCATGCCCATGGCCATCTGGTGATCCGCGGCGCCGAGGCCCGAGATATCGAGAAGGCCGCCGCAGCGGTTGATGATGTCGTGCCGGAACGCCCAAGCGTAGCCACAGTGGGGATAGCCGAGGCCGTTCCCGTACTGCTCCGCGGTCTTCCGGTCCCACCATTTCCACCACTCGGCGCTGTCCCCCACCTCGCGCCAGACCTTGCCGAAGCTGTTCTGGACGTGCGTGCCTTTGACCAGCATGGGCTCGTTCGCCGGGCCCAGGTCGATCGCATGGCTCCAGGGCTGGACGACCGCGTACTGCTCCAGCGAGTGCACCGTCTGCGCCGCCCAGTCCGCGTTTCGGAAGGTGACGTCGGCATCGAGTACCGCGACAGCGCGTGCGTCCGGCTCGATCCGGCCGATACCGATATTGAGCAGGCTCTCCTTGTTCCACGCAATCGTGTCGCAGCGCACGGGCACGTAGGCGTGCATGAGGGCCTTGAGATCGTCCTGGCCATCGAACACCCACGGGCGGCGCCCGAGGGCGCAGTCGACGAAAGTCAGCTTGACGCCACTGTTGATCATATGCTCCGCGAACTGGAGGGCGTACTCGGTTCGGGTACGCCAGCCCACGGGGTTGAACACGCAGGTGATGACGTGCAGATCGCTGGCTTTCATCGGGATTACTGCCTTAGCTGGAGGGTCCACCCGTAGTTGACGCCTTGCATCTCGGGGTGGTCTTTTCGGATGACCTTGTAGATCGCACCGTCTGCCAGCGTTACAAGGTCTCCGATGTTCGCGGTGACGCCGGCGGGGAAAGAATTTGGGACCGCACCCGGCAGTACGCCGTCAATCAGCATGCGGATGCGCTTGTCGTGCTGCTGGACGCTCGTACCGTTGATCAGAACCGCCGGAAATCCGGTAATCGAAGCCCTGACGGTGAAGGTCGAGGCGAAGGCGAACGTCGGCACTACGCCAGCAAGGACTGCCTCTGCCAAGCCAGGCGTGAACGGGACGTTCGTCAACGTGGGCGCAGTCAGCGGGCTCACCACCTGAGATCCCACGGTATAGACCGTCGGGTCGCCGGGGACCGTGAAACTGTCGCCCGCGACCAGGCGCCCGGTCAGGATGTCGGCACTGAAGTTGATCAACTCGGCGCCCATCGCCGCGTTGTCGGCGACCACGAGCCCCTGCATGGTGGGCGGGTTTGGCGCTGGGTTGGCACTGTTCTCCAGCGTGGTCACGCTGGTGTACGTGATCAGCCCTCCGCTTGACCGGATCAGGCTCAGGAGCCCGTATGCGACTTCGACGACGAGCATCAGAGCGGCCCGCGGTCAGATCCCGAGGGCGGCTCGTTGTGAGGGTCGACGCCCATATTCGGGGGGTTGTCGTTGATGGCGATGCGGAAGATGTCCGGCACGCGGTCGCTGTCGCTGAGCGTGGCGAGCATGTCGCTGATCGACACGCCGCCCAGGTACGGCCGAGCGCAGTAGATGGCTTCCTTCTTCGCGTAGAAGATAGCCA